CAACGTCATTTGAATGCTTTTTGGTCAGGTGAAGATATTGATCCAGACTCCGGTCTATCTCACCTGGCCCATGCTACTACACAATTAATGATTTTAATGATACATATGCAAGAACATCCTGAAATGGATGATCGCTACAAATCAAAGGATAAAAAATGAGAATGTATACAGTTTCAGATATCCGTCAGTATTTCGTAGATGAATTACATGACGAAGCGTTTACCGAAGATCGAACCGGCCAGAAGACTATTGAGCTTCTCGGCGCTTCCTTCCTTGCCGATGAACCGGCGATCTTCGGTACTGTTAACAAAGACTATGTAGAAGCTGAATTGCAATGGTATAATTCATGCTCTACTAATGTAAACGATATCTATGATGATAGGGACCCACCAGCTGCTTGGAAGTACTCTTCAAATGAGCATGGCGAGATTAATTCTAATTATGGTCATCTTATCTATGATGATAAATTCTACAATCAATATGAACGAGTATTGTGGGAATTAGATGAAAATCGTGATACACGTAGAGCTTCAATGATTTACCAACGTCCTTCTATTTGGGCTGAGTATAATCAAAACGGTAAGAATGATTTTATTTGTACTAATGCAGTTACATACTATATTCGTAATGATGAGCTACAAGCTGTAGTTCAAATGAGATCTAATGATGTTGTCTTTGGTTATAAGAATGATTTTGCTTGGCAACAAAATGTATTAGAGTCTCTATCACAAGACCTTAATATTGAACCAGGCTTTATTCAATGGCAAGTACAAAATATGCATGTTTATGAAAGGCATTTTGATCTTGTCAAATAAATGGGATATTCGCTATATGGAGCTAGCACGTCAGATCTCTACATGGTCTAAAGATCCATCTAAAAAGATTGGTACTATTGCTGTAAGAAACAGAACAGTTGTTGCTCAAGGTTATAACGGATTTCCTAGAGGAATTAAAGATGATAATAGATATCAAGATAGAGAAACTAAATACAAATTTATAGTACATTCAGAAATGAATGCTATATACAACGCTGCACAAAACGGTGTGTCGTTAGAAGGATCAACTATATACACATATGGCTTGCCAATATGTCATGAATGTGCAAAGGGTTTGATCCAAGTTGGCGTTAGTAGAGTTGTATCACCAATACACAATGTACCAGAACACTGGAAAATATCATGTGGTATGACTAAATCAATGTTTACAGAAGCAAATATAAAATGGGATTGGGTGAAAATATGAAAATACTTGTAACAGGAATGAATAAAAATCAAGTCACAGAAAACTTTTATTTACAACAACAATTAAGAGTAGTACCATCACACTATTCTTTATTAAGATGTTTAAGAGATATGGGTCATACCGTTGAACAAAGATTAGTAAAAATAGGCGAAGACTTATCTTCGTATGATAGAGTTATTTGTTTCTTAGCTTCACCAAGACAAGCATTACAACTTACATTTTATAATGGTTTATGGGCAATACATAATACTCCAAAAGATAAATTAGTATTGGCCTTTGATGATTGGCAAACAGATGGAATATTCAAAGGCATTCTTTCCTGTACTGATAAAGAATCGCTCTTAAAAGAATTTACTATAAATCAAAGTACAACAGATCCAGATATTAGCAGAGAATTATTAGAACCACATACTGATGTTTTATTAGATGCAATAAAATATATTGGTGAAAAGAAATCACGTATTTTACTTTCTGTATTTGCTGGTGGCGATATGACTAAACTTATTGAATATGATCCAAGTTTATTATTTGGCTATAATCCAAACCCTTATCATAGAAATAGAGTACCAGGTAATAGAAGTGATATTCAAAAAAGCGAAATGAATTTTATGGAAGCACAACTTATTCCAACTGAAGAAGAAGATACTGTAGCTTGGTTTAACAAAGAAAAATGTTTTAACTTTGCTTCTTTAGTGCAAGGTAAAACCGCTAAATGGTTAAAAAAACAAAATGTTACTAAATGGAAAATAGAATATTTTGGTTCTAGAAAAGAAAAACAAAGACGCTTATCAGAAGAAGATATGTGTAAAGTTTATGCTGAACAATGGGGATGCTTAATGCCAGGATATGATCATGCTGGATCTGGTTGGTGGAGAGCAAGACCACAACAAACTGCAGATGTTGGTTCTATACTTATCTGTGAAGATAAAGAAGGTGCTTTATTTGGTGAACCATATGTTGGTCTTACATGTAAGATACTTGAAGATATGGATGAAAGTCAATTAGAAAAGTTAGCAAAAGATCAACACGACTCTTATTATGACTATCAACCGATGGATAAATATATCACTATTGAACAAGTGGAAAATTATATAAATGAGTAATTATCTCGTAGTCGGTGCAGGTTTTGCTGGTGCAGTGTATGCAAGAGAACTAGCAAATAAAGGTAATAATATTACTGTTATAGATAAAAGATATCATATTGGTGGTAATGCATATCAGTATGTAAATGAACACGGAATAACAGTTCACAAATATGGACCACACCTCTTTCATACAAATAACATGAAAGTTGTAGAATGGTTAAATCTATTTACATCTTGGGTTCCATATAAGCATAAAGTAAAAGCAAAACATACAGATGGTGAATTTTATACATTACCTGTGAATAAAGAAACTAAAGAAAGAATCGGTGAAGAAAATATACTTGATGTTTTTTTCAGACCATACACAAAAAAAATGTGGGGTGTTGAGTTAGATAAATTAAATCCCGATATATTGAATCGTGTTCCTGTTCGCGATGATGATAATGAACTATACTTCCCGAATGATAAATTTCAAGCTATGCCACGAGATGGATATAATAAATTATTTGAAAATATATTTGACCATCCCAATATTGAAGTTCTATTGAATACAGAGTTCGATAAATCAATGATAAATGATTATGATCATGTTTTCAATAGTATGCCTATTGACGAGTTCTATGATTATGAGCATGGTGAGTTACCATACAGATCTATCAGATTTGAAACAGTTACGTTACCAGAAGAAAAAATGTATGAAACTGGTACAGTAAATTTTACTACATACACTGGACCAACGAGAGTCACAGAGTGGAAAAATATCCCTAACCATGGTAACAATAAACATGCCACGACTCTTACATATGAGTATCCTTGTGATTATAAATCTAATGGTATGGAAAGATATTATCCAGTTAAGGACTTGAATGGTGATAATGATAAGATTTACAAAAAATATAAATTAAATGAAAATGAAAAGGTTACATTCATTGGTCGTTGCGGAACTTATCAATATTTGGATATGCATCAAGTTATAAATCAATCATTGGTAAATGTTAGAAAATTTATAGAGGAGAGAGAATGACTGAAATAAGAGAATCTTATCACGATTATGTGAGTCGTAGATTAAGAGAAGAAAAAGTAATTGATAAAAGAGATGATGAAATATTTGAATTAAAACAAAGAATAAGAAAATTAGAAACTGATATGGATATTTTGAAAGGAAACCATGAATGAAAGTTGCAGTTACAGGATCACGAGGACTCATCGGAAATCATGTGAGACTTAGATTATTAGAAGAAGGTCATGAAGTTACAGAATGGGATACTAAGTCTGGAAAAAATATTTCTGATTTCACGTTAGATGGTGAGGACTATGTGATACACTTGGCAGCATATGCAGATGTTCGTGCAAGTATAGAAAATCCTCAAAAATATTGGGATAATAATGTAGAAAATACGACTGCTATACAAAAAACATGTTATTATAATCACGTTCCATTACTGTATGCTTCCTCTTCTTGTATACATAACTGGTCTTTATCTCCTTATGGTATTAGCAAAAAAGTAAATGAAGAAACTGCTTTTCCTAATCAAGTTGGACTTAGGTTTACAACTGTATATGGAGAAGGCGCGAGAGAAAGTATGCTCATCGGTAGACTACTCAAACATGAAGTTTCGTATCTGACGAATCATGTAAGAGATTTTATCCATGTGAATGATGTTGTAGATGTTATAATGCTGATGATGAGTAAGGATATCAATTCACTTGCTCCCGCTTATGATATCGGCACAGGAAATGGCGTAGTAGTAAGTGAACTTGGTGAGATAGTTGGTCTCGATGTTCCTACTCAAGAAGGGTATGAATGTGAAGCTCAAAATAATACTGCGGATATTACTCCTCTCAAAGAACTTGGTTGGAATCCAACGATTGATGTAAAAAAGTATTTACAAGAACGCAAAAAAGTAGTATAATATAAGAAACAATACAAGGATAATTATATGTCAATAATGGATAAATTGAAGAAGAACAGTAAGGTAAAATTTACTGAAGTCTTATCCGACTCAAAGTTCTTCACCGAAAAAGATATGGTAAAAACAGACGTGCCCATGATAAATGTTGCATTGTCTGGTTCTACTGAAGGTGGTCTTGCTCCTGGACTCACAGTTCTTGCTGGACCTTCGAAGCATTTCAAAACATCATTTGCTCTTATTATGGCATCAGCTTATTTGAAAAAATATGAAGATGCTGTATTATTATTTTATGATTCAGAGTTTGGTTCTCCACAATCTTACTTTGAAAACTTTGGTATAGATACTTCTCGCGTACTTCATACTCCAATCACAAATGTAGAAGAACTCAAGTTTGATATTATATCACAACTCGAGGGTGTAGAACGTGGTGATAAAGTTTGCATCGTTATCGATTCTGTTGGTAACTTAGCATCTAAAAAAGAACTTGATGATGCTATCAACGAAAAGTCAGTAGCAGATATGTCAAGAGCAAAAGCACTTAAAGGTCTATTCCGTATGACTACTCCATACTTGAATATGAAAGATATCCCTTTGATTGCAGTCAATCACACATATCAAGAAATTGGTCTATTTCCTAAAGCTATTGTTTCTGGTGGTACTGGAATTTATTATAGTGCAGATAATATTTGGATACTTGGTCGTCAACAGGATAAAGTTGGTACTGAAATTAAAGGTTACCATTTTGTTATCAATGTAGAGAAGTCACGTTATGTTAAAGAAAAGTCTAAGATTCCCATTAGTGTTAGTTGGGATGGTGGAGTACAGAAGTGGTCTGGTCTTCTTGAGGTTGCTCTCGAAGGTAAATATGTGGCTAAGCCGTCGAATGGCTGGTATTGCCAAGTTAGCCAACAGACTGGGGAATTACTTGAACCAAAAGTACGAGAAAAACAAACACTAGAAGAATCGTTTTGGGAACCTATTTTCGCAGAGGGATTCGGTGATTACATCAATAAAAAGTTTTCTATAGGAACCATGTCTTTACTTGATGGTGGAGATGATGAATAAAAAAGAAGGTGAACATTACCAAATAATTCCATCAAGTGAAGAAGGCGACCTATGGGAAGTTAGGATACTTGATGGAATTTTCGTTGAAACAATTCTAAGGTTCGGTACTATTTCTTTTAATGAAATAGATGAAGGTATCATGAAATTTAATTTTGATATCGTATCTTCTCCTGATGAAAATTTAGTGACAGAAAATGAAGATCTTCAATTAGAAGTAACCAAAATACTTGAATCTATACTTGAAAATGCAATTAACGAAGGGTATATTACGATGAGAGAAAAGGAATAAATGCAAACAAATATTGAACAAACTATTCTTCGTAATCTTCTTACTGATGAGAAGTATATGCGGAAAGTACTTCCGTTTATCAAACCAGATTATTTCCAAGGTGTGTATAAAACTTTATTTAAAGAAACTGGGAAGTATGTAGCAAAGTATAATAAACTTCCTACATCCGAAACTCTTATGATTGAATTACAAGAATCTAGTAATTTATCTGGTGAGCAGTTTCAGATGTCTATGGATATTGTTCCTCAGCTTTTCACTCAAGAAAAAATAGATGATGATTGGTTGATTGACTCTACTGAAAAGTGGTGTCAAGATCGAGCTATACATAATGCTATAATGGAATCAATTACGATTATTGATGGTAAACATGATAGTCTTACAAAAGGTGCTCTTCCAGATCTTTTATCGAAAGCTCTTGGTGTTGCCTTTGATACGAATGTAGGTCACGATTATGTCGAAAACGCAGAACAAAGATATGAGTTCTACCACACCGAAGAAGACCGGATACCTTTTGATCTTGAGTACTTTAATAAAATTACAAAAGGCGGAGTCCCGAATAAGACTCTTAACATTGCTCTTGCTGGTACTGGTGTTGGTAAATCTCTTTTTATGTGCCATGTTGCTGCAAGTGCCTTGGTTGAAGGTCGCAATGTTCTTTATATAACAATGGAAATGGCAGAAGAAAGAATTGCTGAACGTATTGATGCTAACTTATTAAATGTTCCAATTGATCAGCTTGATACAATGTCAAAAGATATGTTTACAACGAAAGTAAATGATCTTGCCAAAAAGACAACTGGTAAGTTAATCGTAAAAGAATATCCAACTGGTTCTGCTCATGCTGGTCATTTCCGTGGATTACTTAATGAGTTGAAGTTAAAGAAACAATTCGAGCCCGATATTATCTTCGTTGATTATCTCAATATATGTGCGAGCTCGAGAATGAAAGCAATGGGAGGATCAATCAATTCATACACTTACATTAAATCAATTGCTGAAGAGCTACGTGGCCTTGCGGTCGAATACAACGTACCGATCTTCTCTGCAACGCAAACGACTCGTTCTGGTTTTAGTAACTCGGATGTTGGGCTTGAAGATACGTCCGAGTCTTTTGGATTACCCGCTACAGCAGATCTAATGTTTGCTATTATATCTACCGAAGAACTTGAAAAAGACGGTCAGTTAATGGTCAAACAATTAAAGAATAGATATAATGATCCAACACAACACAAAAGATTTGTTATTGGTGTAGATCGAAGTAAGATGAGATTATTTGATGTTGATATTAACGAGCAAACACTCGTTGACGATACACCTGTCTTTGATAAGACAGAAACTGGAAAAAGATTTGAGGATTTTAAACTATGACTTATAACATTGAATTAGACGATGATACATTAGATAACATTGTAGTACAAGTTTTAACTAAATCGCTTGATGGTGAGCATTTACCCGAAGGTCGTGAAATTGAATATGCATTAGCATGCCAAGAAGTTTTGCATTTCTTTATGATTCCTGCTGAGTGGGAAAAAAGATTTGAAAGAGATTTTGTAGAATATTCGACCGGTGAAAAAAATGAAGATTGATGTAACAGAAGTAACTGACGAAGGTGTTGTAACATTAGATTTAGACGATGAAGCAACGAAGTTTCTTATTGAAACAGGTTTTAACTCTATTTTGTCAAATGCTGTTGAAGAATGGAAAACTAAACTTAAGCCTAAAGTCGACCCTAATGAGTTTTGGGAACACCATTGCAAGATTAAAAAAGATGTCATGACATTTGAAAAAGGTAGTCCATGCGACTGGTGCGAAATGACTGAAGTTGAATCTAGGAATGAAGAACAGATTAAAAAACTAAAACAATATGAAGAATGGCGAAGAGATGAAAGTTAGATTAATTAGTTATAGTCAACCAGTAGAAGGAGAACTTTATGTCGGTGAAAATGTACAGGAACTCATTGCGTATTGCGCCCGTGTATCCAACCCAACAAACCAATCTAACACTAAAACGTCAGAAAAGTTGTTATCCTATCTTGCCACCCACAAACATTGGTCTCCGTTTGAAATGGTTTCTGCTTGCTTAGAGATTGAAACAACTCGAGATATTGCTCGTCAAATTCTAAGACATAGGTCATTCTCATTCCAAGAGTTTTCTCAAAGATATGCAGATCCTACAGAAGATCTGAATTTTACTTTTAAAGAAGCTCGAATGCAAGATCAAAAGAATAGACAAAATAGTATTGAAACAGAAAATGCCGATTTAATGCTAGAATGGTTAAAGCAACAATCTGAAGTTCAACTTGCTTCAAAGAATGCTTATAAGTGGGCTATTGATAATGGCATTGCTAAAGAACAAGCTAGAGCAGTATTGCCAGAAGGTTTGATGGAATCACGAATTTATATGAACGGTACTATTAGATCATGGCTACACTACATTGAGCTAAGAACTGGAATAGAAACACAAAAAGAACACAGAGAAGTTGCAGTCGAGTGTGGTAAAGTGTTGTCAAAAATATTTCCTATTATGGAGAATTTTATTGAAATACAATCCTAATTTTAAATTAAATCCAAAAGACATAGCATTAATAGAAGAAGCATTAAGACACCTTTCTTTCTCTAGTAGAAAAGAAAAAAAAATTAATGATGACATACGTACACTTCTTGCTAAGATTCATCATCAAAAAAGACCATATAGACCTAAAGATGGAATATATGTTAGTGGATAAAAAAAACGTAAGTGCCTGTAACTAAACAAATCTTTTTTCAATTAAAATGCATTTTATGGTGTACAAAGCTGTATTTCTATGGTATAATATATCTATAAAATGAAAAGAGGAAAACAAAATGTCTAAGCCAGTTTCACCATCCACACTAAAGCGCAACATCAAAGCACTTTCACGTGAAAAGCAGCGTGAATCAATCGAACGTGGTCTTCGTGTAGTTCCTGTAATGTTACTCGAAGAGACCGGTCGTACAGACGGTTTTTACAATCCAAAAGTTGTAAAGCACTTATCAAAAGTTCTTAAAGTGTATCAGGATTGTTGGACAGATTACTTGGTGACACATCATGCTTAAGCATCTCTTAGCTATTGGTTGCACTGCAGCTTTCATTGGTGGATTTATTACAGGTAATTCTGCCTTTGCTGAAACTGATATGGCCGAAGAAGTTGAGTGTCTTGCGCAAAACATGTACTGGGAATCTCGCAATCAGTCTTTCCGTGGTCTATTGTCTGTTGGCAATGTTGTTATGAATAGAGTTGCTGACGATAGATATCCTAATACTGTTTGTGAAGTAGTACATCAAGCTGTAATGGTTAAGTCATGGAAGACTGGTAAATACGTTCCAAAGAGAAATAGATGCCAGTTCTCATGGTATTGTGATGGAAAGCCTGAAGTTATACCTACTGCAGATAAACAGTTGTATGAGCTAACTCAAGCAATGGCATTTAAAATTTATAGTGGATGGTTTGAAGATATCACTTATGGTGCTACACACTATCATGCTTATTATGTGAAACCAGATTGGGCATCAACTAAGACTCGTACTATAAGAGTTGGTGCACATATATTTTATAGATGGGAAAAATAAATGAAAAAAGAACCTATGCTTAATATTGATCAAATTCAGTATAAATTCAATGAAGCTAATCTTATTGCAGAATTTAAAAATTATATTGATGCCACTTATAATGGCCACTATTCATCAAATCAATTTCAATCAACTGAGGTGATTATTGACCGCGGCCACGGTACAGGCTTTTGTATGGGTAATGTTGATAAGTATTCTAACCGTTATGGGAAGAAAGGCTCGCGAGAAGACGCTCGGAAAGACCTTCTGAAGATCTTACATTATGCTTTAATTCAGCTTTATGTACACGATTCGAATAAGGATTAGATAAAGGTGAAGGCTTACTAGGCTCAGTGTCAACTGTATGCCCTAGTTCTATTTTCATTTTATAAATTCTAAGTTTAATATCATCAATTCGATCTTCTAAGTCTCCTACATGATTTAGAAGATCGCGTTGTTTTCGTATCGTATTAACTTTCATCTTAATTATATCAGAAATATCAATCATAAAGGTTCACCGCAAAATCACTTGCATCAACATATTTTGGTATACAATACGCAGTCACTCTGTCTTTTGGATCAATATATTGTGAATAGCTATAGTTACCATATGTTTTAACAATTTTAGATGCATACCAGTTACAGCTATTTAGGTCTCTAAAATACATATCTTGACTGATTGGCTTTCGAAAATCACCAGTGCCAAGATAGACCATTAATAAAAAAACATGTGTCATATTAACGACCTTTTAATGACTTTTCTAAGCTATTCATCATCTCATTAATACTAGGAAGAGATTTGTTTGGTTCATATATACACTGTATTGTTCTAGGACATGCCTCATACTTTTCATTAAATATAGTTTCATTAGTACCATTGGCACCAATGTATATACATATCATTTGATCTTTAACTACTTTTCTTTTTGATAATCTACATGTAGTGTATATCTTATCTTTTTCAGTTGGCTTATACATTCTACCTTCAGCATTAGCTATACCCATAAATGCAGCAAATGATAAAAATAATATGAAAAATAAAATCAATAGGCCATTGCCTATAAGAACATACCACTTCATAAAGTACCGTTTCTAGCTGCCATAATAAACCATATTACACCAATGAAAAGAATTGATATGACAACAATTCCTAGTATAATAGCAGCGGCTTCGATAAATTTTCTTCTTCTTTGCGCTTGCTTGTAAATTGTTTCTTGCCGTTGCTTACGAATTTGCCCTTCCATTCGAACTAATTCATCCCAATGTGTAATACCTAATGTCATACTAATCCATTGCTTAAGCTCATAACGCATATCGTCCGCTTTCTTTTTAGCAGCAAATGCATGCATAGCTTCTTCTTCAACTGAACCTTTAAAGGCTAGTTTTTTAAATAGTGGCGGATTTTTTGCTTGCTTTTCAGCTTCTGATAAATCAGACATAGCATTCATCCAGCGACCTAAATCGCCGGCCATCGACTCTATATCACGCCCTACGGCAAATCCTTTTTTCAAAACACCGAATGCAGCAGAAGCAGTCGCTAGTGCTGATACTGGATCTATCATGGTCACCTCTTTTTAATCTGAGTTGTCCATGCTTAAGTTCAATTTAAAAATATAATTCGCTCATATCTATTTATAAGTTTACATTGTTATAATATTGTGGTATAATATATATTATATAGTGATGAAACAATTCAAACGCTAGACTGGACGCGGGGGCAGTACCCGCCGCCTCCACCATAAGCACATTTACTGAGTGTGTTTATGATGGGGGCGAAATTAGGATCGACAGGTGGTTATTAGAAGAGTGGAGCTGTCCCGCGCAAGCTGGGTTAACGCAAGAAAAAACGTAATTGCAAACGATAACATTGCTCCTGAGATGCGCCTAGCGGCATAATCTCTGGGCCCGCCGGAGCCTCGAAACAGAATCCGGCAACTTATTCTTTTCTATCCCATGACATTAAACTTTTATCATCTTTATTCATGACTTTACCTAAAGCTTGAATTTTCACGTTTTCAGCGTCAACAGAAGATGGTTCTACTACAATCCATTCTTTTTCTCCACTAGGCGATTTAATCACATCACCTTTTTTGAGAATGCTATGTCCTACCTTAGTCATGTGATCTCCATTGGTAGTTGAGGGTAGTTATATTTATCAATAATTAAATTTAAAAAATTCAATTTAATTGAAATTAATGGTGTACAAAGGCTAAAAACTGTGGTATAATATATCTATAAA